CTGAAGAATTCATCAACACTAATCGTGCGCTTGGTGAACTAGGCCATCCAGATACACCATCAATTAATCTTGAGCGTGTATCACATAAGATTGTATCTTTGAAAGAAGATGGCAATACTTTCTATGGCAAAGCACTTATTCTTGGTACACCATATGGACAAATTGTTGAGAACTTTATCAACAATGACATTCAAGTTGGCGTATCTTCCAGAGCCCTTGGTTCTCTACAACAAACGAGAGAGGGTTATAATTTGGTACAAGATGACCTGAAACTGGCCACAGCAGCTGACATTGTTGCTGATCCATCAGCTCCAGGTGCATTTGTTCAAGGTATTATGGAAAACAAAGAATGGATGATGATTGACGGCAAATTTGTAGAGGCAGATTTTGACCGGACAAAAAGAACAATTCAGAGGGCTTCCAAAGCACAGCTAGAAGAAACCGCTCTTAAATTATTTGAAAACTACCTCAGAAAACTTTAATTTTATAAATAAGAAATCATAAGGAGATTCCTAATGGCAACATCAAAACTCATGGAAGCCGCAGCAGACATTCTTGCAGGAAGCAAGAAATCTGCACCTGCTATGCCGGCTGAGAAACTACCAGCAGAGATTCACGATGCTGGTGGCCCAACACCACAAAATTACAAGAACGATGATGATTCTGCAAAGATTACACCATCGTCTAAAAGTGCTACGGCACCAACAACGAAGCCATCTGCCGCTTCTCCAGATACACAGCTTAAGATGAACAAAGAAGATTCTGAAGTTGATGCTGAAGAAGAAGTCATTGCTGAAAAATCGCATGACGCAGAAGAAAAGAAAGAAGAAATGAAGAAGAAGATGAAAGAGGATGTTGAATCTCTCTTTGCTGATGATTCTACCATTTCCGAAGAATTCAAAACTAAAGCTGCTACAATTTTTGAAGCTCGTGTCCTTGACCGTGTTACTCAAATTCAAGAAGAAATTGAGGCAAAATATGCCGATATGCTCTCTGAAGCAGTTGACCAAATCAAATCTGACCTGACAACCAAAGTAGATGACTACCTCAACTATGTTGTTGAGCAATGGTTGGCAGATAACGAAATTGCAATTGAGTCCGGCCTGCGTGCTGAGATTACCGAAGAATTCATTGCTGGTCTGCGTAACCTCTTTGCTGAACATTACATTGATGTTCCTACCGAAAAGGTTGACCTCGTTGATGAACTTGCTGGCCGTGTTGAAGAACTGGAAAGCAAACTCAACGAAGAAATTGAGCGTGGCATTGATTATGCCAAGGCTCTCGTAGAGTCCCGCAAGAATGAAATTACCCGTGAAGTTACTGAAGGCCTCACAACTACACAAGCTGAAAAAGTAAAAACGCTCGCAGAGAGTGTTGAGTTTTCCACAGAGGAAGAATACAAAGAGAAGCTTGAAACAATTCGTGAGAACTACTTCCCATCTGGTGTTAAAAAAGCCGATGAAAAACAACTACACGAACAAGTTGAAGATACTGAAGAGCAGAAAGCGATTACTGATCCTTTTGTTGCCGCAGTATCTAAAGCAATTTCTAAAACCAAAATTTAAGTTTAAATTACATAGGAGACACTTAAATGTATTTGTCCGAAAATCTACAAAAGAAATGGGAAGGTGTTCTGGATCACCCAGACCTGCCAGCTATTGCTGACCCATATCGTAAGGCCGTTACGGCTGTTATCCTTGAGAATCAAGCTCAAGAAATGACCAAAGCAGGTGAAATCCTGCAAGAAACAGGTTCGCCAACAAACTTTGCTGGTACAGGTGGTTATGGTGGCAGCGCAGCTGCTGCTGGTCCTGTTGCTGGTTTTGACCCAATTCTTATTTCGCTGGTTCGCCGTTCGCTGCCAAACCTCATTGCTTATGATGTTTGCGGTGTTCAGCCAATGACTGGCCCAACCGGTCTTATTTTCGCAATGCGTTCCCGCTATGCATCACAAGGCGGTACAGAGGCATTCTACAATGAGGCTAATACTCAATTTGGTGGTGCTAACACTGCTCTTGCAGCTGCTATTCAAAACCAGTTGACTTCGTTGGCAATTGCTGCAAACACAACTGAAACCTTTACTTCTAACGCTCAACCAGGTGTTGCAATGACCACAGGTTCTGCTGAAGCTTTGGGTGACGGCGCTGCAGGCAACACATTCCAAGAAATGGCATTCTCCATTGAGAAAGTTACGGTTACTGCAAAGACCCGTGCTCTCAAAGCAGAATACTCCATGGAACTCGCACAAGACCTGAAAGCAGTTCATGGTCTGGATGCTGAAACAGAACTCGCAAACATTCTGTCTACAGAAATTCTTGCTGAAATCAACCGTGAAGTTATTCGTACCATCTACGGTGTTGCTAAACTTGGCGCACAAGTCGGCACGACAACCCGTGGTACTTTTGACCTTGACACCGACTCTAACGGTCGCTGGATGGTTGAAAAAGTTAAAGGTCTGGCTTTCCAGATTGAGCGTGAGGCTAACACAATTGCCAAAACGACTCGTAGAGGGAAAGGTAACATTATGATTTGTTCGTCTGATGTTGCTTCTGCTCTCGCAATGGCAGGCATCCTTGACTATCAATCGGCTCTGCAAGGCCAAGTTAACCTGACTGTTGACGATACTGGTAATACATTTGCTGGTACTCTGTTCGGCCGCATCAAGGTTTACATTGACCCGTATTTCCCGGCTGGTTCTACAAACGAATTCGCAGTTATTGGATACAAAGGATCCAATGCTTATGACGCAGGTATCTTCTACTGCCCATATGTTCCGCTGCAAATGGTTCGTGCTGTTGATACCGGTACTTTCCAACCAAAGATTGGCTTCAAAACTCGTTACGGCCTCGTTGCTAACCCGTTTGCGGAAGGCACTTCGCAAGGTCTTGGCGCTTTGACTGCACAGTCCAACAACTACTATCGTGGTTTTGCAATCAAGAACCTGATGTAATTGTTAAAGGTCTTATAACTACAATTATAAACAAAGACCAATTTAAAAGACCCGCCCTAAAAAGCGGGTCTTTTTTTACGCATAAATAAACTTATGACCGATATTATAGTAATGTCTGACTTGCTAGATATAAGAGCAAGAAAATTAAAAGAATTGGATTTCTATAACCAACAGTTAAAAGAACTTCAGTTGAAGATGGTTTTTATTCAACAAGAAATACACCTGACAAATAAAATCATCAACATGATAGAGAAAGAACAAATCATTGATATTGGTCTACACATTAAGAAAACTACATGACGGCACTTACACGCAATCCAAGTAATCCTAATCCATTACAACCTAATAAATTTCTATTGACATTTGGTCGTGTGCCAAATATGCAATACTTTTGCCAAAATGTTACGGTGCCTGGCATCTCATTATCTGAAGCTGTAATTACAAATCCCTTTGTTGACCTCTATTCTCCGGGAGAAAAGGCCATTTATGACCTATTGAATGTTACTTTTATTATTGATGAGGAACTAAAAGGTTGGTTAGAGATACACGATTGGATTCGTGCGATGACCTTTCCCGTAAAATTTGAAGAATATCAAAAGTTGCCTTCATTAAACAAATATCAGTCGGCAAAAAATGATATCAGTAATAAGTTTCCACAATTTAGTGATGCTGCTTTAACTTTATTTTCATCTTCAAATACAGAATACTATCGCTTCAAATTCTACGAAGTATTCCCAACCACACTCTCAACTTTCATTATGAACTCTCAGGATGGTCCTGATAACATATTAACTGCCGATGCCACATTTCGGTATAGTTATTATGATGTTGAAAAATTGTTCTAAAACAGCTTGACAGTTTAACCGTTTTTTGATATACTCCTATATCAGGAGGCTTATTGGCATGAAAAATCTGGATGAAGTTTTAGAAGAATGGCGGAAAGATTCCGATATTGACCGTACCGAACCAGGTAAGGCATTGTTAGATATACCCAAACTTCATAGTAAATACCTAAATGTATTATCTCAACATCGTCTACTTGCCAAGCAAGCAGAATTCAATTATAATAAATGGAAAAAAATTAAGTGGGAGTATTACACAGGTAAGTTAGATGATGTGGCATTAGAGAAACATGGATGGGAACCATTTCCCTTTGTGATTAAATCCGACTTGTCTACATATCTGGAGAGTGATGAAGATTTAAACAAGTATATGGCGAAGAAAGCCATACACGAAGAAGTTGTTGAGATATGCCAATCTATTTTAAAAGAGCTAAATAGTAGGACATATCAACTTAGGTCATTTATTGATTGGGAAAAGTTTATACAGGGAGTATGACGGATAAATTCGCCTTATTATAAATAAAAATAAGGAGAAAAATATGTTAGAATCTTTATCTAAATTTCTTGGAATAGAACACCATGACATTGATATGACAGGGTTATTATTCAGTAATGATCCAAAAGTGTCAAAAGAAGAAGCATTGAAACGAAATTCAGAATTTATTACTTGTCCAAAATGTGGCGTAAACGGCAATAGGCCAAACATGATGCGTTGGCATTTTGAAAAATGTAAAACTCATTTGAAAAATTGTGAACAATGTGATAATATTATACCAAGACAAGGCGTAAAAGACCATCTTTACAATGCTAAAAAATATTGTAATAGAAAGTGTTACATGGAAAGTAAAAAAGGAAAAAAACCAATTGAAATGACAACTGAGGTTAGACAAAAACTTTCAGAGGCTAAAAAACAATATTATGCTAGATGTAATACTATACAAACAAAATGAAGCTTTCATAAAAGTTGAATGTGAAAGAAGTGTTGCTCAGGAACTTTCAGATTATTTTTGTTTTTTTGTTCCTGGATATCAATTTACTCCTGCATATAAAAGTAGAGCCTGGGATGGCCGCATAAGGCTTTTTGACCTTCGTAATTATACCATATATCATGGTCTAATTCCTTACATAGAAAAATTTTGTGCCGAAAGAGATTATAGTTTAGAGATAGCCGATGCTATCAAGCTTACACAAGAATTCTCTGGTGTTGAGGCATTAGAGTTTATAAAAACGCTAAATCTGCCACATGAATTGCGTGAGTACCAATGGAAATGTTTTCTACAGGCCGTTCGCAATAAACGCCAACTCATACTATCACCAACCGCATCAGGTAAATCACTTATCATTTATCTGATTGTCCGTTGGTTACAAGAAGCAGATTTCAAAAGAGGTTTGTTAATTGTTCCTACTACATCATTGGTAGAACAAATGTATAGTGACTTTGCTTCATATGGTTATGATTCAGACCAATACTGTCATCGTCAATACTCTGGTAAAGAGAAACATACAAACAAGTTTCTTACCATTACTACATGGCAATCAATCTATAAAAACGAAAAAGATTACTTTGAACAGTTTGATTATGTAATGGGTGATGAGGCGCACCAGTTTAAAGCCAAATCACTTACAACCATACTGTCTGGTTGCACTAACGCTAAATATAGAATAGGCACCACAGGTACATTAGACGGTACACAAACACATCGTTTAGTATTAGAAGGTTTGTTTGGACCAGTTTACAAGGCCACAACCACTTCAGAGTTGATTGAGAAAGGGCATCTGGCTGACTTCTTTATTAAGTGCCTTGTATTAAAGTATCCTGATTCTATTTGTAAAATGGCCCGTGATTGGGATTACAATACTGAAATGGACTTTATCGTGCAAAATAAGGCACGAAACGAATTTATTAAAAACTTGGCATTGTCACTAGAAGGCAATACACTTATATTATTCCAATTTGTGGAGAAACATGGAAAAGATTTACACAATATTATCAAGGTTGA